GAGAATAATAAAATCTTTGCATGGTTTATAGGAGATTAAATGCCAACTAATATTAAAGATTATTCAACAACCCAAGCAAGTAACACAACATTAAATAGTATTTCAGTAGCAGAAGGAATGTTACCTTCTAATCTTAACAATGCCATTAGAGCATTAATGAAAAATACTAGAGATTGGTTTAATGATGCACAATGGATTGAGTATGGAGATGGTGATGCAAGTTATACAGCAGCTTATGCTTCAGGCACATCTTTTACAATTAATGGTGTAGATGTAACTGCAATTTATCATGCAGGTAGAAGAATTAAAATTACAGATACTGCTGCAACACTTTATGGAACAATAGCCAGTTCATCATTTTCTTCAAACACAACAGTTAATGTAACTTGGGATTCAGGTTCTTTAACATCAGGTGCATTGAATAATGTTTACATTGGTGCATTATCAAAAACAAATGATTCTATTCCAACAGGAATATCTGCTGAAAAAATTGCAAATGGAACAATATCAGATGCAGAGTTTCAATATTTAAATGGTGTAACATCTGCAATACAAACTCAATTAGATGCAAAAGCAGCAACTATAACTGGCGGTGCATCAACAATAGCCACATCAGACTTAACAGCATCAAGAGCTTTAGCTTCAAATTCATCAGGCAAAGTTGCAGTATCATCTGTAACAGCAACTGAACTTGGTTATGTTTCAGGTGTTTCTTCTGCAATACAAACACAGTTAGATGCAAAAAATGTAAAAGCAAATAATTTAAGTGATGTTGTTTCAGCATCAACAGCAAGAACAAATTTAGGTTTAGCAATAGGATCAGATGTTCAAGCATTTGACGCACAATTATCTGATGTTGCAGGACTAACTCCTACAGATAGTAATTTTATTGTAGGTAATGGTTCTAATTTTATAACAGAAAGTGGAGCTACTGCTAGAACATCTTTAGGTTTAGGAACGATTGCAACACAAGCAGCAAATAGTGTTGCTATAACAGGTGGATCAATTACAGGTATGTCTGCACCATCAGGTAGTTCAGACGTTACAACAAAAAGTTATGTAGATGATTTAGTTGCTGGTCTTAAAACAAGAATAATTACAAGAGTAGCAACAACGGCAAATGTTAATTTATCAAATGCTTTAGAAAATGGAGATACTTTAGATGGTATTACATTAGCAACTGGTAATAAAGTTCTAGTTAAAGATCAAACAGATGCTACAGAAAATGGTATTTATGTTGTTCCATCAAGTGGTGCAGCAAGTAGAGACCCAGATTTTAACACAGTAGCAGAACTTGCAGGACAATTAGTTATTGTTCAAGAAGGTTCAACAAATGCAGATAGAATTTATTTATGTACTACTGATAATTCAGGAACTATAGGTTCAGTCAATATAACTTTTTCAAGAGTTACACCATCATATACTGGTACAGTTACAAGTGTAGCAGTAGCAGATAGTGGCTCATCAGAATTTACTGTAAGTGGAACACCAATTACTACTAGCGGAACGATCACACTTGCTGTAAATAGTATTAACGTAAGCAAAATAACAAATGCAGCTTCAAAAGGATTTGCAACTGCTATGGCAATAGCTTTATAAGGAGGACAAATGGCACAAGACTTTGAATCAGAGGGCGGTCAAATAACTAACTCAGCAACTACACTATTAACAGCTAATAGTGATGATGCTATTGTTGGATTAAGATTAGCTAACATAACTGCTGCGGCAGTAACTGTTAGTGTCTTTATTTTAGAAGGCGGCTCTACAACAAGATACCTTGTTAAAGATTTAAGTTTACCTGCGGCAAGTTCAGTTGAACTTATTCAATCAGGATCGAAAGTTGTTATGCAGAATACAGATGTTTTAAAAGGACAATCATCTGCTGCATCAAGTGTAGATGTTTGGATTAGCAGAGTTGACTCAATTAGTACATAAGGAGAATAAATGAATATTTTTGGTCAAGATTATATTGGAGATAAACCAGCAACAGAAACTGTTTATCATCATGCTGCAACATTAGATAAAAATATGGTTATTGAAAATGCTGTATTAGCAGGACCAGTAACTTTTACTAACACAGTAACAGTAACAGGAACATTAGTTATCGTATGAGCAAAATAGAAGTAAATACAATAGACGTACAATGTGGTTCAACATTAACTTTAGGATCATCAGGTAAAACAGTTACATTAGCAACTGGTGCATCCCAATCAGGTTTTGGAAGAACAGGTACAGTTGATTGGCAAACTAGCTCAATTAAAACTGCAACCTTTACAGCAGTTAATGGCGAAGGTTATTTTTGTAATACAACAGGTGGTGCATTTACAGTAAATTTACCAGCAGGAAGTGCTGGAGCAATAGTTGCAGTTTCAGATTACACAAGAACTTTTGCAACAAATAATTTAACAATAGCAGCAAATGGTTCAGAAAAAATTGGTGGAGTAGCAGAAACATTACAGTTAGATGTTAATGGTCAGGCTTTAACTTTAGTTTATGTAGATGCAACAGAAGGATGGATTAATGTTCAAAATGCAGAAGATACAGAAACTGGTGTTGCTGCCGCTTATGTTACAGCAAGTGGTGGTAATGCTACAATAACTTGTGGCGATTATAAAACTCATATTTTTACATCTTCAGGAACTTTAGGTGTAACTTGTGCAGGAAATAGTAAAGGTTCAAATAAGATAGATTATTTTGTAGTAGGTGGTGGTGGATCAGGTGGACATTTCATTGGTGCAGGTGGTGGAGCAGGAGGTTTTAGATTATCAAATGAATATGGAACTCCAGCACCAACAATGTCACCTTTAGCAAATTCTACTGGGATTACAATTACAGCAGGTTCAATACCAGTTACAGTAGGTGCAGGTGCATCTTTTCATGATGGTCCTAGTGCAAGTTATTCAAACAGACAAGGTTCAGTTTCAGTATTTTCAACAATCACTTCTGCTGGCGGTGGAGGTGGTGGATATTTTTCACAAGAGCCAGGTTCACCAGTTCCAAAAGGTGTTGGTGGTCCAGGTGGTTCAGGTGGTGGAGGTGATTATAATTGTGGTACACCTTATCCTGGAACTGGAACATCAAATGTTGGTGGAACTGGTAATACTCCACCAGTTAGTCCTCCACAAGGAAACAATGGAGGCAGAGGAAATTTATATTCACCATCAACTTATGGTGAAGGTGGTGGAGGTGGAGCAGGAGCAGTAGGTGGAGATTCTACACCACCAATGACATCAGGTGCTGGTGGAGCAGGGAGTTTTATAGCAGATGCAATTATAGGACCGACAGCACCATCTTATGGAACTCCAGGACCAGTTTCTAGTACAAGATATTTTGCTGGTGGTGGCGGAGGTGGAGGAAATAATTCAGGAAGTGGTGGAGCAGGTGGAACAGGTGGCGGAGGTACAGGAGCAATAAGTCCAAACAATCCTCCAACATTAAATGGTACAGCAAACACAGGCGGTGGAGGTGGTGGTGAAGGAGGTTATCCTTCTCCAGGACCAACAGCAGGTACAGGTGGTTCAGGAATAGTAATAGTAAGATATAAATTTCAATAATTATGACAAGTACAATTAAAGTAGATAACATACAAAAAACATCAGATGGTTCTAACATTATAAAAAAATGTGGATCAACAATTACGATTGGTTCTTCAGGACAAACTGTAACTCTTGCTTGTGGTGCAACAAATTCTATTTCACCAACAGTTACAGGACAAGTTTCTTGGAATACAACAAAAATTACAGCCGATCCAGGTCCAGCAGTTTCAGGAACAGGTTATTTTGCAGACACATCTAGTGGTGCTTTTAGTATTACTTTACCAAGTTCACCAAGTGCAGGTGCAGTTGTGGCTGTATCAGATTATACAGGAACTTTTGCTACTAATAATCTTACAGTTGCAAGAAATAGTTCAAAAATAAATAGTCAAGAAAGCAATTTTGTTATTGCTAAAAACAATGTAACAGTTCAATTTATTTATGTAGATGCGACTGAAGGATGGAGAGTAGTATTTACAGGATCACAAACAGACGAAGGATTAACAGAAGGATTTTTAAATGCTTCAGGAGGAAACGCAACTTTAACTTGTGGTAATTTTAAAACTCATGTTTTTACAGGAAGTGGAACATTTACAGTTTCAGCTTTAGCTTGTTCTCCATCAAACAATGTAGTGCAATATATGGTAGTCGCTGGTGGTGGTGGATCAGGTAGATCAGGAGGCGGTGGAGGTGCTGGTGGTTGGAGAGGTTATAATGCCTGTTCACCTGCAAGTCCTGCAAATGGTCCTGGAACTTTACCTGTATCAGTTCAAGGTTATCCAGTAACAGTAGGTGCTGGTGGAGTCGGTGGTGATTCAGATGGAGCAACTCAACCTGCAACAACAGGTTCAAATTCAACATTTTCGACTATTACATCTGCTGGAGGCGGAGGTGGTGGTAATTATAATACTTCAGGTGGAGCAAGAGATGGAGGTTCAGGCGGTGGAGGTGGAGCTGGTTCAGCTACAGGCGGTTCTGGTAATACTCCTCCTGTAAGTCCAGCACAAGGAACTAATGGTGGTAATTCTACTGGAGGAAGTCCAAATTTAGGTCAAAGAGGTTTTGGAGGTGGTGGCGGTGCAGTTGATGCAGGAACTGCTGGATCATATCCTAATACTGGTGGTGATGGAGGAGATGGTACTTTTGTACCTGATGGTTGGTTTGGACCAACAGCTCCTTCTTATGGAACACCTGGACCAGTTAGTAATACAAGATATTTTGCAGGTGGAGGAGCAGGTGCAGCTTGTACTAATGCTAATGTTCCAGGTGGTGTAGGTGGTGGCGGTAATGGAGCAGGTTGTGGTTCACCTAGTCCAAGAACAGCAGGAACTGTAAACACAGGTGGTGGTGCAGGATCATTAAATAATAACAATGGAGTAGCAGGTGGTTCAGGTATAGTTTTAATAAGATATAGATACCAATAGGATAAATTATGAGTACAATTAAAGTAAATAAAATAGAAAAAAGAACAGGTAGCACACTTACATTAGGTGGACCAGGCACAGCAGTAACTTTAGCTTGTGGTGCTACACAAACAGGATTTGGTAGAACAGGAACAGTTGACTGGTGTACGACTGCCAAAACTTCACCTTTTACTTCTGTAAGTGGTAAGGGGTATTTTGTTAATACGACTGGCGGTGCGGTTACTGTAACTTTACCTGCAAGTCCTAGTGCTGGAGATATAGTTTCTATAAATGATTATGCTAGAACTTTTGGCACTAACAATGTTACAGTTTGTAGGAATAGTTCAAAAATGTGTGGTAACTGTTTTAATAGCACTTTAAAAACAAATGGTCAATCAATCACAATGATTTATGTTGATGGAACTAAAGGTTGGAAAGCAGTTAATGATGATGATGTTGGTACTTTAGGAGCAGAGTTTATTGCTGCAACAGGTGGTACGATAACAACTTGTGGAAATTTTAAAATTCATACTTTTACATCAAATGGTTGTTTTCAAGTTACTAATGCTGGTAATTCAGGTGGTTCTAATACAGTTTCATATTTAGTCGTTGCTGGTGGTGGTGGCGGTGCAGGTAGATATGGTGGCGGTGGAGGAGGTGGAGGCTTTAGAGAGGGTTTAGGTTTAAATGATTCTTATACTGGTTCACCTTTAAGAAGTCCTACAGGTGTTCCTGTATCAGTGCAAACTTATCCAATAACAGTAGGAGCAGGTGGAACAAATGCACCATCTGCACCATCAAACGCAGAAGGCACTCCAGGTGCTAATTCAGTATTTTCAACAATCACTTCTGCTGGAGGAGCTAGAGGTGGAGGACAAAGTGGTACTGGTTGTAGAAATGGAGGATCAGGTGGGGGTGGTTCTTATGGTACTTCAGGAATAGGAGCTGCAGGTACTGGAAATACACCTCCAGTTTCACCTCCTCAAGGCAATCCTGGAGGCACAGGATCAGCAGCACCTTTGAATGCTATGGGTGGCGGTGGCGGTGCTACAGAGGCAGGTCAAGCAGGATCAGGACCTCCAAATAAAAGCGGTAGAGGTGGAGCAGGTGGAACAACAAATATACCTGGTTCACCAATTTCAAAATCAGGTGGTGGAGGAGGAGCATCAAGCACACCTGAAAGTATAACAGCAGGTGCAGCTAGTCCTTGCGGTAGTGGTACAGCAGGTGCAGCTAGTCCAGGAAATCCAGCATCTAACGCAGCCGCAAATAGTGGTGGTGGTGGAGGAGGTGGAAATTATATAAGTCCACCTGACGCAACAACATCAGGTCAAGGAGGATCAGGAATAGTAGTAATAAGGTATAAATTTCAATAGTTGAAATAAATTAAAAATTAACATATAAGGAGAACATTATGGCACATTATGCAAAATTAGGAATTAATAGTAAAGTTATAGCAGTTCATGTTGTAGCTGATAAAGATTGTAAAAATGCTGATGGTATAGAAGATGAAGAAGTTGGCAGACAATTCTTAGAAAGAATACACAACTATCCTCATTGGGTAAAAACATCTTACAATACATCTGGCGGACAACACAAAAATGGCGGAACACCTTTAAGAGGTAACTACGCAGGTATAGGTATGATTTATGATGAGGACAATGATTTATTTTTACCTAAAAAACCTTTTGCTAGTTGGGTTCTTAATACAGCAGAAGCTAGATGGCAGTCACCAGCAGGTGATCCTCCTGCTTTAACAGCAGAACAAGCTTCACAAAACGAAGCTAGAACTCACAGTTGGTCATATAACTGGAATGAGTCTGGTCAATCTTGGGATATAGAAAATAGTTTAGCTTAATTTATGCAGAAGGTGGTGCTGTCTGAAATTGATTTAATACATGGTCCTGTCAATCTTCCTAAAGGTTTTGAAATTAATAGAGATAAAATTAAAAACGATATTATTAAATCTTTTATAGATCAAAAAAAAATCAACACAAATCCAAAAGCATATTCATACGAAGATTATGAAGTGCCTTTCTCACAACCCCTACAATGGTTTAAAGATTATATTAGAGATAATATTAGAGTAGAGCATGGATTTACTTTAGTTGAAAAATTACAACATGGTAATGTATTACATCCTAAAGAACAATCTTATTTAAGACATCAAATAGAACCTGTAGATTTAAGAAACTCACCTGATTATACATTAATTTATGCTTTAGATTGTGCAAAAGATTCTTGTGAACTTGTTATTGAATATGATGATAATAGAAGAAAAAATAGAACATGGCATTTACCTGTGCATAATAATCATTTCTATATGTTTCCTGCTACACAAAAATACTTTATAACTAAAAATAACTCTAAACAACTAAATGTTCTATTAACTATTAATTATGAATATATCTAATTACTATTGGTACTTTCAATCTGCTATACCACCAAGAATTTGCGATATGATTGTGCAATATGGTAAAGCAGAAAAAAATAGAGAGATTATGGCTATCACAGGAGGTTATGGTAGAGATAGAGATTTAAGTAAACAACCTCTTAGCAAGGAAGAAATAAAAGATTTACAAAAAAAAAGAGATTCAAATATTGTTTGGATGAACGATAGATGGATATACAAAGAAATTCAACCTTACGTCAAAATGGCAAATCAAAATGCAGGTTGGAATTTTGATTGGGATTGGTCAGAATCTTGTCAGTTCACAATATATAAAAAAGGTCAGTATTATGATTGGCATTGTGATAGTTGGGATAAACCTTATATGGAAGAAGGTCCAACAAAAGGTAAGATAAGAAAACTATCTGTAACAGTTAGTTTGACAGACCCAAAAGAATACAAAGGTGGAGAACTAGAGTTTGATTTCAGAAACTTAGACCCTGATAAAAAACCAAATATCAGAGCTTGTACTGAAATATTACCAAAAGGTTCTTTAGTGGTATTTCCTAGCTTTGTATGGCATAGAGTTAAACCAGTAACCAAAGGAGTAAGGCATAGCTTAGTAATATGGAATCTTGGCTATCCTTTTAGATAATATGATACAAGGCGGAAGTAATAAACCAAAAGGTCATGTAGATTTTAAGTCTGCATTTTATTTTCAAACACCGATATGGATTGCAGAAGCACCCATGTTTTTGAAAAACGCAACTAAAGTAACAGATAAATATATTAAGAAAGCAGAAAAACTTTTAAAAGATAAATTAAAAAATGAACCTAAATGGAAAAAAGATATAGGTACATTTGGTTTATCAAAACATAGTGAGAGCTTTTCAAGCGATCCTAAAATAAAAGACTTAGTAGAATTTATAGGTCAAAGGTCTTATGAGTTTTTAGATTGGCAAGGATTTAATTTACAAAACCATAGCTTACACTTTACAGAATTTTGGGTACAAGAGTTTAGTGAAAAAGGTGGTGGTCATCATGATACTCATGTTCATTGGAATCAGCATGTATCAGGATTTTATTTTTTAAAATGTAGTGAAAAAACATCTTACCCAATATTTCATGATCCAAGACCTGGTGCAGAGATAACAAAACTATTTATGAAAAATCCAGCACAGATTACATTAGGAAGTAATCAAATACATTATAAACCAAAGCCAGGAACAATGATTGTATTTCCAGGTTATGTTCCACATCAATTTGCAGTAGATGCAGGAATAGAACCATTTAGATTTATACATTGGAATATTAAAGTTGTTGAAACAGCAATATCAAAAGAAAGGAGTAACAATAATGAGCTTCCAAAAAAATAAATATTGTGTCATCAAAGAAGCTGTACCAAAAGATATAGCTACATTTGTTTACAATTATTTCTTACTCAAAAGACAAGTTGCAAGAACTTTATTTGACGAAAGATATATTTCTAATTTTACAGAAGAATGGGGTACTTGGGCAGATCAACAAGTTCCAGGCACATATTCGCATTATGCAGATATAGCTATGGAAACTTTATTAATGAGAACTTTACCTATCATGGAAAAAAAAACAGGATTAAAATTAAACCCAACATATTCTTATGCAAGGATTTATAAAACAGGAGATATACTACACAGACACAAAGATAGATTTAGCTGTGAAATATCTACAACATTAAATCTAGGTGGTGATGCTTGGGCTATTTATTTAGAACCTAAAAAAAATGTAGGTATTCCTGATGGTAAAAAAATTACAGTATCAAGCAATAACAAAGGAACTAGAGTTGTTTTAAAACCTGGTGATATGCTAGTTTATAGAGGCATGGAACTAGAACATTGGAGAGAGGAATTTCAAGGTAACGATTGCTGTCAAGTTTTTCTACACTACAATGACCAAAAGTCTAAAAATGCAAATCATAATATTTATGATACAAGAAAGCATTTAGGACTACCTTCATGGTTTAAAAGGTGATAGAATACCAATTGGGGTGAACAATCCACCTTGTTTACCCCTTCAAACTAATATGGCTAATATATATAAAAACGCAGGATTTAATTTAAGTACTACTAATTTAACAACTGTTTATACTGTACCCACAGATAGAACAGCTATTGTTAAAAGCATACAAATTAATAATGATGATTCTTCTGCAATACAGGTGGAAATATCTGTAACAGATTCATCAGCTAGTGCTACTTATAAAATTTATCACAAAGATTTAGCAGCAGACACTACAGATAATGGTGTAGTCTCACCCCTAGTTTTAGAATCTGGAGATATTGTTAAAATACAAGCTGCTTCAGCTAATAAAATAGAGGGTATGATAAGCTACTTAGAGATTTTTGATGAAAAAAGTCCTTAACAAATATACTATATTAGTGTATTTATGGAATTAGTTAGAATACCTATCAAAGAACTTGATAAAGCATGGGGTCTAATTGAAAAAGATATTAGAAATGCTTTACATTATTCAAGTCAACTTACTGATTCAGAATTTGTTTTACAAACTGCAAAGGATGGTAAATTTCAAATTTGGATTTTGTGGGATAAGTCTAAACCAAGACCAGTAGAAAAATATTTTGGTGTTGTGGTTACAGAACTTATAAAAAGAAAATTAGGTAAAGTTTGTCATATTTATATTATGACTGGCAGACAAAGACACAAGTGGCAATACTTAGTCAAAGACATTGAACAGTTTGCAAAAGATGAAGGATGTCAAATGATGGAGTTGATTGCTAGACCAGGTTGGCAAAAAGTTTTAAACAATTATGGGTATCAAAGAACCCAT